ATTTTACCTGCTGATGTAATTGGACTTAGCGGAGTATCTGCAACCGCTTCAGTAGGTCCAAATATGCAAGTTAATGATACTATAGTTTTAGACCTTACTGGTCTTTGTGCTGGAGCAACTTCAAGTATAGGATCAGTAATAATTGAAGTGGAATACATATTATCAGGTCAGTCTGTAACCTCTGCCGTAGGGTCAATTAGCCCTGAAGATGTTATGGGATTAACAGGAGTATCAGCAACTATTACTGTAGGAAATGTTGCTCCTTTAGGATATGGAGATGTTGATATTGACGGAAATACAAGTTATAATGATGTTGACGTAAGTGGAAATACATCATATACAGATGTAACGCACGCAGCTTAGGAGAAAAAAATTATGGCTTCATCTTATACGCCTCTTGGTGTTGAATTAATGGTAACTGGTGAAAATGCCGGTACTTGGGGAACAAAGACTAATACAAATTTACAATTATTTGAACAAATATCTGGTGGATTTAAAGTTCAAACTTTAAACGCTGGTGGAGCTGGTGCTAATACTACAGCTTTAGCTGTTTCAGATGGATCTACTGGTGCAACTCTTGCAACCAGAGTAATTATTTTAGGAGCAGAATCTCCTGAAACAATTTCAGGAAATAAAATTGTAACTCTTCCTAACGATGTAGAAAATTTTTATTTTTTTAAAAACAGCACAAGTGGTTCTTATACAGTACAACTTAAAACAGCTACTGGTTCAGGAAACACAGTTACTTGGGCAACAGGAGATAAGGGCTGGAAAATTATTTATGCAGATGGGGCTGCTAGTAACCCTAATATAGTAGAGATTGTGGCTGGTGGATTACCAGGAGGATCAGATACTCAAGTTCAATTTAATGATTCAGGATCCTTTGGTGGAGATGCAAACTTAGTTTGGAACTCATCAACAGGTTTAAATATAGGTTCTCAGAAAGAGTTAAGATTACAGGATACTTCTGGAGCAGAATATATAGGTATGAAAGCATCAGGTACGACTACGGATTATACTATTACGTGGCCGGCAGGCGTAGCAGGAGGAAATGGCTATGTTTTAAAATCAACAACAGGTGGAGTTTTAAGTTGGGAAGAATTAGAAGCAGGTGGAACATCTTGGCAAGCTGTAAAAGTAACAGGAGATTCTCCTGTATCAGGTGCAGCAGGAGCAGGATATTTTATGAATACTACTTCTGGAGCAATAACTTTAACTCTACCAGGATCACCGACTATTGGGGATGAAATCTCGTTTATAGACTATGCAGGTACTTTCGATACTAATAATTTAACCGTTGCAAGAAACGGTAAAAATATTAATGGAGTAGCATCAGATTTGACTGTTGCTACAGAAAGAGCTGCTAATACTTTAGTCTTTACGGATAACACTCAAGGTTGGTTACTGAAGAGTAATTAATAGGAGTTGGAGTGTCAACTTATAGAGAAATAGTAGGAAAGAAAATTAAAAAAGTATCATCAGATCCTTCAACGGGTATTGATGGAGAAATGTGGTACAATTCAGCTACAGGAAATTTAAGAGGTCTTGCTCTTATAGAAGCATTTGCTAGTGGTGGTGTTATGGTTACGCCTAGAAGTAACATGGCGGGTTTTGGAGATTCAACTGCTTTAGTTTGTGCAGGTGGAGTTTCTACTGGTCCTGCAGATTACACTCATGTAGAAGAATATAATGGAACTGGTTGGGCAACTGTTACAGGTCTTCCAGCGGGAAGATATAATTGTACTGGTGCAGGAACATTAACAGCCGGACTTAATATAGGTGGAAAAACACCACCTGCAGCTTCTTCAGACGTTGTTTCAGAATATGATGGAACTAATTGGACAACAGGAGGAGCTTATCCAATTGCAATTGAAGGAACTTATTCAAACGGAATACAAACTGCAGCCATAGCATCTGGAGGAAGAAATCCAACAGTTCAAAGTGTGGCAAATATTTATAATGGTTCATCTTGGACAGCAACAGGTGCTTTACCTGCAGCAAGATTACAAGGTGCAAACTGTGGAACTACAAGTGCAAGTTTTAATGTTGGAGGAACCCAAGGCCCAACACCTTCAAATGTAGCTACAACCGATCATTTCAATGGATCTACTTGGTCATCTCAAGAAGATTATCCAAGTGTTCTTTATTATGGAGCAGCAGGCGGTACACAAACAAGCGCTGTAGTTTTTGGAGGAGGTAATCCAAGTAAGACCGCAAACGCTTTTACTTATGATGGAACTAATTATACATCGGCTTCTTCTTTAGGTACTGCTAGATATTCTCTAGCTGCAGGATCTTTAGGAAATACAAAAGGAACATCAATTGGTGCCGGAGGCTATACTTCACCGGGTAGAAGTGGATCAACAGAAGAATTTAATAGTTCAACAAACGTAATTACAGCCGCAGCATTTTCATCAGGAACTAATTTTCCAACATCTTCATCAGCAGTAGCTGGTGCAGGACCTAGAGATGCCGCTATAGGAATTGGTGGTTATCCAGAAGGTTCACCGCCAACAGGAAAAAGTTTTGAATACAATGGAGTAGCTTGGTCAGCTGAAGCTACTTTAAATCCTAATACTGGAACTTCAGGTGTTTATTCTGCAGCTGGAACACAAACAGCTGTTATTAATGCTCAAGGTGGACCTCCGGGAGGCCCTCCTTATAATTACGTAGCAGCAGGTGAATATGACGGATCAAGTTGGTCAAATGCAAATGCAAGACCTACTAATAATTATTCTAATGCAAGTGCTGGAACTCAAACTGCTGGATTATTTTTTGGTGGCGCTGCTTCTCCATCTTCATTATCTAATGCAACAGTTTCTTATGATGGAACTAACTGGACTGTAGAGGAAAGCATGAGCACAACAAGATCAATATCATGTGGAAATGGAAGTTCTACAGCGGCTCTTGCGGGAGGTGGTTTATCAGTACCTTCACCAGCTACTAATACATCTAATACCGAAATATATGGAGGAGAGTCTTGGACTGCTGGAGGAACTATGCTTTCTGCATTAAGAGAACATAGATCAGGTGGACCTTCAACAGATTGTTTAGAATTTGGTGGAAGAATACAAGGAGCTCCACCGTCAACTTTTAGACTTAATTCTTCAACATATGATGGAACAGCATGGGCATCAGGACCTAATTTAGCAACAGCAAGAGGTTTATCTGGATCAGGTAATGGTCCAGTTGGAGCTATATGGGGAGCTGCGGGATATTATCCAGGAAGTTCTCCTAACAGAACAAATACAACAGAACATTTTAACGTAGAAACATCAGCAGCTAATATAAAAGATTTTACAACGAGTTAATTATGAGTACATATAGAGAAATACACGGTAAACCAATTAAGTCAGTATCAACTGATCCATCAGCAACAACTGATGAAGGACAAATTTGGTATAATACAACAAGCGATACTTTTAAAAGTATTATAGCTAGTAAAGCATTTATTTCTTCAGCTTCTTATTTATCAGAACTTTTTGGACAAGGTGGTGCTGGCACTCAAACATCGGCTTTATCTTTTGGGGGAGCAGGTTCTCCAGGATCTACAGTTGTAACTACAACAGGTGAGTATGATGGTTCTGGTTGGGCAACTGGTGGAGCTATGTCAACAGCAAGAAGATCAATGATAGGTTTTGGAATACAAACAGCAGCTTTAGGTTCTACAGGATATTCAGCAACAGGAAATCAAACTGCAACAGAAGAATACGATGGTTCAAGTTGGACTGGTGGTGGAGTTTATCCAGTAGGACAAGAATTAGGTTCTGGATGTGGAACACAGACCGCAGGTTTAGGGTGTGGAGGACAACCAACCCCTAATACATCTAACGAATATAATGGTGCTTCTTGGACAGCAAGTCCAGGTAATTTAAATGACGGAAGATCTTTTTTAACTACAGTTGGAACGCAAACAGCAGCTTTAGCCGCTGGTGCTAGATCCAGTAATCCTCTTAATAAAAATTGCGAAGAGTATGATGGATCTACATGGACTTCAGTAAACTCTTTAAATACAACTAGAGATCTTGTTTCTTTTGGAGCTGGTATTCAAACATCTGCAATATCTTATGGTTCACCAGGTAGCTTAGAAAGTTATGATGGAACAAATTGGACAAATGAATCTGCAACAATGGGAACTGCAAGAAACAGTGGTTCAAACGCTGGAAGTGCAACAGCTGCACTTGCTTGTGGCGGAAGTCCAGGATCAGCTACAGCATTAACAGAAGAATATAACGTATCATCAAGTGTAACTACAGCCGGAGCATGGGCTAGTGGTCCATCTAGAGTTAATACAGTAACTAATGCAGCCGCTGCAGATGGCACGCCTTCTGCTTGGTTGGTTTGGGGAGGAAGAGGAGCTCCTTCATCACCACCTCTTGCATTAACTACTTCTGAAGAATTTAATGGATCCGCTTTTTCTAACACACCAAGTTTAAATACAGGTGCAAGAGATAGATGGGGAGGTGGATCAGAACCTGCAGCCTGGGCAGCAGGTGGAACAACACCAGTTTATACAGCTGCTACTGAAGAATATAATGGTTCATCATGGAGTTCAGTTGAAGATATGCCAGCTGCAGCGGCTGGAGTAGGGGCTTTTGGAGTTCAAACTGCAGGAATTTGGGTTGTAGGTCAAATATCACCTGGACCATATCCAAACGCTACATTAAGTTATGATGGAACAGATTGGACATCAGGACCTGCTTTAAATACTGCAAGAATTAATCAAGGTGGAGGAGCCGTTGGAATCGCTACCGCAGGAGTATTAGCTAGTGGAGAAAGCGCTCCAGGCTCAGTTCTATTAAACGCTGAAGAGTGGGGCGGGTCATCTTGGACAAGTGTAAATAGTATGATTACAGGAACAGGTGGAAATACTGATGGAGCTTTTGGAACTCAAACAGCTGCAATTTATGCAGGTGGAAACTCTACTTCAAGTCCTAACAATGGAGTAACTGCAGTTCAAGCTTATGATGGAACAACTTGGAGTACATCACCTTCTTTAGGACAAGCAAGAAAATATTGTAGTGAAGGTGGAACAAATACAGCTGGATTAATTACTTCTGGACAGGCTACAAATGAAGCATCTGCTTTATCGTCTTCAGAACAATGGACCCCGGAAAGTACTTCGATAAATGTTAAAACACTTACACAAAGTTAAAAAATATGGTATACAAAATTAAAAAGGAGGAAACACTATGGCACACTTTATATATGGAGTAGCTACTAACACTGGAAAAGGATTTTTTACTGCAGAAGACAGAAGAAAATTTTTTCTTAGAGGTTATCCTGCAAACGTTTGGATGGTTGGAAACAACGTCGATGGCGCTATGTGGATGGCTGAAAAAGGTGGTGTTGAAAAGACAAAAGCAGAGGCACAAGCTTTGATTGACGCTGAAATTCAAGCGGCACAAGCTGCTTACGATGCTTTGTCTGATGAACAAAAAGCTGAACCAAGTAATAATAGACCGACTGATGTAATACTACCATAAGGATATTTTAAATGGCAACTTACGAAGAAATATATGGTAAACGTGTTGAGGTATTATCATCTGACCCTACGCTATCTTCAGCGTATGAGGGACAGGTGTGGTATAACTCTACTACAGGTACGCTTAAATCTGTTGTAAGTTTTGGAGCTTATTCTAGTGGTGGTAATATGAATGCAGGAGTCTCTACTATGGGAGGTGGAGGAGTTTCTTCAAGTCAAGCTATTTCTGCAAAAGGAAATCCCGCTTCTCCCCCTAGTGATTCAAATGCTGCCGAAGCTTATAATGGTACGGGATGGGCATCTTTACCTACTACTAATGTTGCTATGAGAAACTGTGCAGGAGCTTCGCAGTCTTCTACTAGTGCAGTGGTTTTTGGAGGAACACCTCCTATTGGAGGACAAACAGAATTATGGGATGGAAGTTCATGGACAGCTAAAACTGCCATGAATAATGCTAGAGAAAATTTATTTGGCGCAGGTTCAGGCACTGCAGCTTTAGGTTTTGGTGGAGCCCCTGCTCCAAATGCAGCTAAGACTGAAGAATGGAGTGGCCCAGGAAATTCATGGACAAATAAAACAGACATGAGCACTGGTAGAACAGATGCTGGCGCTGGTGGTTCAGTTACTTCGGCCCTTGTATATGGAGGATCTACACCTCCTGGTCCAAGAACCGGTGCTGCTGAAGAATACAATGGATCAAGCTGGACTACACAATCTAGTTTAAACACAACAAGAGCTCAACTTACAGGAACAGGGCCTAATGCTGATAATCAAATAGCACAAGGTGGTAATACTGGTTCTGCAACTGGAGCAACAGAACGATGGGACGGAACTTCTTGGACTACAAGTGCTCCGTTATCAACAGCAAGAATTGATTTAAATTCTGGAGGAACTAACACAGATGCAGTTGCATTTGGTGGAGCAGCTCCTCCAAGTTCAAGATTAACTACAACAGAAGAATTTGATTTTTCAATTAATACAATCTCTCCAGCAGCATGGGCTACTGGAGGAGTTTTACCTTCCGCTAGAGGAGGAGGTCTTATGTTTGGAGTAGGAACTCAAACTGCAACAGTAATTGCAGCAGGAGCAAATAATTCTCCACCTCCAGATTATGTTAATACAACACTCGAATATAATGGTGCTAGTTGGACAAGTGCAAATGCTATAGGGCAACCAGCTAGAAATAGTGTGGGATCTGCAGGAACAGCAACTGCTGGTTTATTAATTGGTGGATACTCTGGAACATCCGGAGGAGATACTACTACTGAACATTATGACGGAACTAATTGGACTAATGGCGGTGCTTTAAGTAATGGTTATGAGTCTGGTGGTTATTTTGGAACTCAAACTGCAGCGGTAGCTTGTGCAGGAACTCCTGTTACTGGAAACCCAACTAAAGCAGAAGAATATAATGGTGCTAGTTGGACAAGTATTAGTGCAATTGGAACAGGAAGAGTTACTTTAGGAGGTTTTGGAACTGAAACAGCCGGAGTTGTATGTGGAGGAATGGTTGGCTATCCTGGATCTACGGTAGGAAACACTGAAGAATATAATGGGGAAAGTTGGAGTGAAGTAAACAATTTAATTACGGCAAGATATACTGGAGGACCAACTCAAGCCGGTACACAAACAGCAGGAATGTATATGGGTGGAAACACAAGACCAGCAAAGACTGCTGTTAATGAGGCTTATGATGGAACAGTGTGGTACTCAGATATAAGTTTACCAGCAGCTAGAGATAACGGTGCTGGAACAGGAACTAGAGCAGCAGCATTAATGTCTGGAGGATATAATCCTAGTATAACAACAGAAACACTAGAATACTCACCATCTACTCAAACAGTAACATCTAAGACATTGACAACTAGTTAAAAATAGTTATATTAGAAAGTATAAAGGAGCAATATGACAGAAAAACGTAATATACATGCATTAATAGAAAAAGAAGCACCAAGCTTAAATAATTTATTAGACCCAAATGATGTTAAAGAGTTTAAAGCTATGACAGCTGAACTTAGAGACACATGGACTAAGAAACAAGTATTTAGAACTGAAACAGAAATGAGGATGTCTGTTCTACAAGATATGAAATATCCAACAAAGGCTGCAAAATATTGGCAGTGTGTTAGAGAACAAAACGTATTCTTAGAAAACTTAATGTCTTTATCTTTTGATTGTAGACGAAACGAAGCTAAAATTAAATGGTTGGAGAAAAAAATAGAAAAAGAAACGGACGAATACAAATTAGAAAAATATAAGATAGATCTTGATGAAGCTAGATATGGTTTAGCTAACATGCAATTAGTGGCTCGTGATAGAATGAGAGAAATTAAACTGTGGTCTACATTAAAAAAAGAATTTAATGATGGGTCGTTTGACACTAAAGATGTTAACACACACCAATTAGAATCATATCATCACATTATGAAAAATAAAGCAGAGACATTAACATCCGGTTCATCACAACCAGAAGTGTTTAATGTATTAGGTCAATTAAAAACAATAGAAAGAGTTAAAAAATCTGGTGAAATGATTTATAACAAGAAAGAACAATTAGCACATGACCTTGGAGCAAAAGAAAAATAAGAAACTTTTCTTTTTAGTTGCAATGCCGCGGTCAGGAAATACCGTCTTTGCATCTTTGATAAATCAAAATCCGGAAATAGTTTGTACAGCTAATTCTATTACATTAGAAATAATGAAAGATTTATATTTGTTAAAAACAACAGACGTGTTTCAAAATTTTCCAGACCACAAATCTTTAAACAATATTATGGATGTTGTTTATGATCTTTATTATAAAGACTGGCCTCAACAAATAATTATTGATCGGGGACCTGTATTAGCTACAGGTAATCCCGGAAACTTTGAATTAATAAAAATACATTACAAACGTCCTTTTAAATGTATTGTTTTACTTAGAGACTTAATGGATGTGTTAGCAAGTTATATGAAATGGTATACCGAAAATCCCGATGCATTTCCCAATAGAAATAATTTAAAAAATGATGAAGAAAAATTATTATACATAATGAATAAAGATGGTGCTGTTGCAAAAGATTTGGAAGCTATTAAAAATGCATTTA